GCTGAAATGGTTCATTCGCAACCAACATATAGTATGATTCGATATACTAGAACACCAGCATTGATTGGGTTACCGGTTTGGTTTCCAAAAACCATCGATTTAATAGTGTCTGAAGAAATTGCTACACAGGTTTTAACGGCGAGTAATATCAATTACTCTTTGAGTCCTGAAGCAATATTTAATAGGATAACGCAGGCGACCAAAACTATCTCCAAGGTAAATGAGGATAGGTTTATGGTTTTGAATAATATGTCCCCCCGGAATGATACGGTAATTTTTGCTAATAACATTGCTAAATGTTATTTTTGGGACCGTAGGAATTTGAAAACCGGGGTGGATTTTACCAGATGCCAAGACACGACCAAAAAGTTGTGAGCTTCGGATATAGAAGCTCAGAAGTGGCTCTCCCTAAACCACCTAGTGTTAAAGATAACACTAGAATTGAGATGAGTGAGTATAGAGTCGAAAATATAACGAGGCCGGTCGTAAGATCCAGTCTCGGATGTCATGTGCTTGGCGCGGCAAACCCGCATCCTGATCCTTCGGATCTGGACACCATGTTAGATGGTGCGTGCCGCCGGTTTGCTCGCGAGCCTCCTAAGCCAGATAAGGCTAAGATGGAAAGGCTCCGCAAATTCGTGCGGAAATGGTTGGAGAACAATATGACTCCATTGTCGGCTGACACGGATACAACATTTGAAACGTGGATTAAGTCGACACCTTATCCTTTATGGAAAAAAGAAGCCCTACGTAAGGTTTATGAAGAAACACAGACTGATATAACAGAAAAATCTGTTTGTGGAGATAAAGTAAATAAATATTGCAAAATAAATTCGTTTCAGAAAGATGAAACTTATCCGACCTATAAAGCAGCTCGTGCTATAAATTCACGAACGGATGCTTTTAAAGTTAGGGTTGGACCTATATTTAAATTAATAGAGAAGGAATTGTTTGCAAAAGATTATTTTATTAAACATACGCCAGTAGACTTACGTGCGGAGGAGATAAAAAGAGAACTAACACAGGAGAATGCTAAAATAATTGGTACAGATTATACAGCCTATGAGGCTTTGTTTACCAAGGAATTTATGGAAACTGTGGAATTCCAATTGTATCAATATATGACAACGGAAATAGAGGATCAAGAGTGGTACAAAATTGTGTCACATGCTCTTTCCGGAAAGAATCATTGTCAATTTAGAAATAAGTTCACAGTGATTGTAGATGCAACGCGCATGTCAGGCGAAATGTGTACATCATTGGGCAATTCTTTTGCCAATTTAATGTCAATGATGTTTATCGCTGAAGAAACACGAATGGAGAGTCTCCGTGGGCGTGTTGAAGGTGATGATGGCATATTTACTTTTTATGGTAATGTGCCAACAGCTGAAGATTTTGCGCAGATTGGGTTGATTATTAAGATAGATGAATATGAATCTTTGACTGAAGGTTCGTTTTGTGGTATTATTACAGATGAGTCTGAAATGATCAATGTAACTGACCCGATCTCTACAATATTGGATTTTGGATGGACAACCAAGAGTTATGCGGATGCAACTCTTAAGAAAAGATTAGGATTACTTAGATCTAAGGCTTTGTCATTAGCTTATCAGTATCCTGGTTGCCCCGTTCTCTCTAGTTTGGCTCAGTATGGTTTACGAATTACACAGGGTAAACGTGCTAATTATGGGAGTATGTGTG